GCTACCTCTCACACTAGTATACGGTTTCATAACTAGAGGATTATTTTCTAAGTATCTACCAGGACTAACTAAGATCTGCGTACCTGGTTGGTAATAAGGGCTATTCATTGCGCCGCCGATTGTACGGCAAGCACGGCTCGGGTCTATAGCTTTTCCGTCATTTGTATCATCGCCGTCCATGGTTACATAAAGCATGTTAGTGACTACAGGTGCTGTACCAATTGGATTAGTTCCGTGTACCCGTATATCACCAAATAATTCTGCAACCCCAACTCCGTTATTAGGACTGATTGTTATATTACTGTTAGTATTTCCTAAGAATCTTGTATAAATGTTGTTTAGGTAAGCATCTGCCCAAGCAGTATTTTCAACTCCTATTGAACCAGTACTATTATATTGTGGAGTAATCACCCCACCAACTTCAACCGACCCGTTAACGATAACTGTTGCGGTTACTGTATCTGTACCGTCGACATAAATTTGTTGTACAACCAGTCGCCCTGTTCCTGGGTTATACGTTAACCCTCCTAGTGTGCCATCAGTGTTTACGTCATTACCGTAAAGTTGTGCGCCTAGTTGCACTAGGCCTGTAGCATCTGTGAATAAAGGATAAAACGTTTGATTTAAGGTTGTAGGTAAAACTGAAATATTCGTTGCAGTTGTAGCAGTATTAGCAATAGCAATACGCCCGTAAATGAATCCACCTACTGCAAGATCTTTTTCAATACCTACACCGCCGGGAAAGTATGCACTAGCTAGTTTACGTTCAGCAGTGGTACTATATAAAGTTTGGTCTGCTGGAATTAACGGATCTTGGCCTGTAGGGTTTGCGTAGTTACCTACGTTATGAGCGTTTGGACGAACGTAGGTAAACGCAGTACTTCCAGCAACTAACTGCAAGGTGCCTGCTACATCAACAATTGAACTCGATATCAGTGTTAACCCACTGTCATTTTGAGAAATGTACGGAGTAGTACTAGTTGCTGTAGTTAGCAGTCCACTTGAAGGTGCAAGTTGTCGTGTTCCTGAACGTCTGATTATTGGCATTATTTAGAATTCCTTACAATATTTATTTTATCAGTATATTTGTAGTTCCACAAATCTTATTGTAGGTGTAGTTTTATGAGGCCAATCAGGGTGTGACTTGAATCGTAGTACTATACCGAAAGAAGGATCTTGCACTATTGCAGATAAATTATCTATTTCCCATGTGTCAGTAATTCCGCCATAAAATTGTACAGGGTCTACTGTTCTTGTACATTTATTTGCTCCTATTAATTCATTTTGGTAACATAGTTGGACTGTATCATCAAACACACGACCGTGCCTGTCTACTGATAATTTTAATTGTATTCCTGCAATAGTATCAGGGATATTCTCAAAATTAAAACCAGTTAACTGCAAGTACCACGACTTCATCTTAATATCGTTTTTAGGTTGTCTAGCAATATGCAGTAAAGGCTTTGAAAGAGCTAGCCCACTGTACATGCTGTTTATAGTATTAAAATCGGTATTCCATTCTATATCAAATTCAGTGCTTTCTGCGTATTGATTAAAGATAGTAGGTGAAGTCAAAAATGTGCTCATCCTGTATTTATTAGAATAAAAAAGGACTCCGAAGAGTCCTTTTAGTTTACCTATTGATTAAAATCAAAAGTGTGTGATAGACACAGTACCTGCGCTTGCAGAACCAGTTGTCCAACGAGCAACTGATCCACTAGCAAATGCAAAACTACCACTAACAGTTTTTTGTGTTAGGTATGCTTTGCGGCCTGTTAGTTTAGAAACATAATATGTACTACCGTTTGCATCAGTAGCATAGATGTTCATAGTACCAGCAGTTAATGTGCTTGTTGTAATCAACTTGCACTGGCCACGACCTTGGTCATTTTCTACTAGATAACGATTATATCCTTCTTGCTTGATAATAGTACTGTTAACTGCAGAACTTCCGCCTGGAACATACGCATAAGCGTCGATAGTTCCTGTATCATTTTCGGCGTGTGTTAGGCCAACTGTAAATGTTGCTCCTGCCCCTACATCAGTAAATGTAAATGTACTAGTTGTAACACTATTAGTTGCGGTATTACTCATAGTAACAGTATTTCCAGAAATCGCTGTAACATAAGTATTAGGTCTCATACCACCAGATTCGCTAATTAACATACCAACATAAACACCGTTTACACCAGATAAGTTTGTAATGCTATTACTACCAAATGTGATAGTACCAACAGCAGATTGAGCAGACGCAGTTGTAATTGTAACTACAGGCGCACTTGTATAACCTTCGCCTGGATTAGCGATTGTAGCGGCTGTAATACCACCTAGACCACCTGCAATAGTTAAATTAGCAGTTGCCTGTACACCGGGTGTAGTATTTGGTGCACTTAAACTAATTGTGGCACCTTGTGAATAATGTGAACCTGTGTTAGCGACGGCTAGTGTAACACCTTCTGCTTTAACTACAGAAGTAGCATCTACACCACCACCTTTAACAAAATATCTCTTTTTAATCGGACGTCCCATTTGTTTCTCCTTTAAATAAATGACAGTTCTATTGCCTACGCGGAGGGTGACCGCATAAACTCCCCTTTCGGAGCGAACATGTTTATTTAACAAAAAACCCGCACAAAGCGGGTTTTTTTGTTCTGCTTGGAAGAATCCAATATTATTGGAAACTAACTGTGCTAGAGTTGATGCTAACCTTACCTAGGTAGTCGGCAGCGTTACCTAGTGAACTTGCTGTATTAGAAAGTTCAACATATCCGTAACGTGTTAAGAAGCCAACTACTGGTTCGAATGTAGCAGGATCTAGAACAACACCACTGCTCATCAATGGAATGTATGGGCAGTAGAATGCGGCTGCATCAGCCTCACTAGAACCTTTGTATCCGATCAATACTTGGTTGTCTTGGATGCCTTGAGTTCCACTGTCTGGTAGATATGCGTCAACATAAACACGCATAGAACCGTTCAATGTACCAACAAATTTAGTATTTGTAGGTGCCTCAAATGTACCTTCTGTTGTACGTGCAAATGCACTTGTAGTAGCAGACTGAAGAATTGTAAGTGCTTGGTTACTTACAACAGCCCAGTTACCTGCGCCACGACGTGTACGTTGAGCAATCAAGTTTGCAACGCGGTTGATTTGAATTGCCAATGCGGCATGTTCGTCACCAACGAATGTTGCTGTACCAGAAACTAAAGACTGGTCATATGTTTGTTCAACTGTTGCTAAAGCACGTAGGCTTGCTAGAATTTCTTGGTCAATTTCAGCAGTAATTTCTTGTGCTAAAGCGGCCATGATTTCTGCTTCGATATCAATACCTTGTTGCGATTGAGCATCTTGAGCGGCTTCAAAAGTCCAACGTGCGCTTAGTTTGCGTGATTTGGCTTCTACTGGTGCCTTCAAGATTTGAATGCTCATGCGTTTTCCAGGTGTACCTTCAAGTGTGCTTGTAGCAGCCGCTTTAGGTGTTGTGGAATTGTCGTTACCAGAATATGCTTGAGCAATTTTGAATGGGCTCAATGCTTCTTCACCTGCTGTTACTTCGTTAGAACCATCAGCATAACGAACACGTAAAGTGTGGATTTGACCAACTGGACCTGTCATAGGTTGTACGCCAATAATTTCGTTAGCAATAACGGTTGGCATAACGCGACGAATAACTGGAAGAATAACGCGATTTAATGTTGCGATATTACCAGCACTTGTTGCGCCAGATGTTGCGCTTTCAGCCAAGTACTTACGTGTGTTTTCTAAGCAAACTTGCATAGAAGCACGACGAGTCCCTTGTAGGCCTTCAAGCAGAGCGTCCTTAGTTTCGGACCATCTTTCATTTAAAAGTTGTGACATTTATGTCTCCTTGAATATAATGTTATTTTAGACCCGCTAACTTGCGGATATCTAATATATTGTCTAAGCCTACCTCTGGCTTAACTTCACGATTTCCTGTTACTTCTGCACCTTCAGTTAACACCGCTGCCTTACGAGCCGCAGGTTTCTTCTGGCCTTCCATAACTGCTGGTAGGTACTTATCAAAAGATTCTGTAAGTTTCTGAGTCTGTGTAGATTCTAGAAGTTCTTTCATAATCTCTCTCTTGTCAGCACTTAAAGGTGCTAGTAACTCGGCCATAACCTGTTTACGTTCCATTAGGTCTTTTGTAACGCGAATTTCGCGTTGCGCAGATTCTACTAGGCTCGATTTTTCAGCTACAACCTGTTTCGCTTCTGCTAATTCTTGATCTTTCTTAGAAATAATCTTTAACAATTTACTTGTTTCAGACTTCTCATTTAGATAAGAACCGGCAAACTCTTGTGCAAATGCTTCATAAATTTTACGTCCAAAATCGTTGTTACGAGCACTATCAATGTCTTCTTTCAATTGTGTAATTTCAGAAGTTAACTTGTTAGTAACTGTATTTTCAACAACTTTAGCGGCTTGTTTAATGAAACCTTGCTTGATACCTTCGAACTTGCTTTTGGCTTCACGAACTAGACGAACTTTAGTTTCGGCTAGGTCTTTCTTGTCAACTGCAAACTCTTGGATTTCCTTAGCTAGTGCGTGTACTACGAACTGCTCTAGTTTCTGGAAGTTCTCAGAGACTTTCTTACGATCACCCTGGAACTCAACTAACTCTTTTCCTAATTGATTAATAACAAAACCTTCTAGCTTCTTAGCATCAGCAGTAATACGTGTTTGGTATTGTGCTTTTGCTTCTTCTAGGGCCTTTTTATCAGCATGCAATTCGGACATCTCAACGGTCAAACGATCTGCTAACATCTTGTCGATTGCTTCTACCATCATGTTTTTATCATGAGTGTATTTTTGAGCAAATTCTTCGCGAAGTTCTGCAGTCACTTGGTCGCGAGTTTCTTGAATCTTAGCGGTGAAAGCAGATTCTACGGTCTGTAGAGTTTCTTCTGTCATTACGCCGGATTCAACTAACTGTTTTAATGCGTCCATGTATTTCTCCTCGGGCTTATTTGAGACCTTTAATAACATGCAAGAGTGCTTCCTGCAAGTATTTCTGGGCCTTTGGATCTTCTTTTACTTCGGTAGCGACCCTGAATGCTCTATTCCCACCTCGTGTATTCATCAAATGTTCGTACACAGGAGTAGGATAGGCACCAGGTGCGCTGGGTTGAGCTACTATGTCCACCGTGATAATCTCGAAATCGGATACATGGCCGTTCATGTCGTTGACATTGCCACTACCACGAGAACTAACACCAAGTTTTACACCGCTTTCAAGCATAGTGCGGACTAAGTTTCCCATCGGGGTTGGAAGGACTTTCATCTTTCCGTAACCATTTGGACCCTCCATCCACATTTGAGTAATCATATGGGATACACGATCCAGGTTAACTTTAAGGTCATCTGGGTGATCAACTTCTCCTAGCACACTATAACCATTTTGTATTTGATCATTTAAACTCTTAACAGCACGTTCAATTTCATCTACAGGGTAGATACGTTGATTTGCGTTACGAATACCGCCTTGAATGGCAATACCTTTTAGATAAAGGTTTTTGCCGTCCTTGTCGTCAGACTCAAGCATAACCTGAGCCTGATCAAAACTTAAATGTTCACGTAAGTATGCTAATTGTTTCATCCAGTTTCTCTAATTAAGCGTTACGATTTGGTGCGCCGGTTAATGGGCTAGGTGTGTTGTGAACGTTAGTTTGACCTGCTTTGTCACCTGTTCCAGAACCAACTGGACCTGCTGACTTGTTATTGCCAGGATAACCTGCACCTTGTTTCTTCAAGGTTTTAACACCACTCTTAACACCGTCTACGTTATGCATACCTTTAGCTAGTTTTTCACCAGTTGGTTTGCCAACTAGACCGCCTAGGTTTACGCTTGGGCTTGTACCAACATTAGAACCAACACCGGCTTTGTTATCGCCTAAGATGTTGCTAGCAGTAGCACCAGTAGTTG